TCAGTAAGCTTAAGCGCTAAATCTTCTTGTTGCTTCTGCTTATCCGCTTGTAATTGTGCTTGGTCTTTGCTGTTTTGTGATTCTAACTTAGCCGCATCAAGTGTTAACTTACCTTGCGCAATAGCAATATCACCTTCACGCTTAATAGCCTCGGCTTCAGCAAGTGGATTCTGAGATAGTTGTAACTGCTCTTGTAACTGTATAACCAGTTGGTTAAGTTGTTCGTTGTGAGCTTTTAATACTTCGTCTGGCTCTTCAGGGTTATTAAAGAATTCGTTAGTTCTTGGCAATCCTAAGCCGTCAGTAATACGGTTTAATGTGTTGTAAATATCAACGTCATCAACTAACACTGAGCCTTGAGCTTTTAACTGTTGCTGAATTGCGTAAATACCTTGAAGCGCTTCGATTAAGTTTTCATTATCGCCAGCACCTAAACCTACATTGCTTTCTACATAATGATTGTATTTCCAACCTTTAGGGTTAACCGTTAAAGCTTTACCTAATACACGAAATTCTGTTTCAGTGTCTTGGTAACGCGATACCAGCCATGCTATTCCCTCGAATAACTTTCTGAAGCCTGTTTCTGCATAGTTGCGAGCAATTAATTCTATCTTAGCTGTTCCAGCCTCTTGAATGCCTGTAAAACGTGTCGCAGTTTCTTTTTCAATAGAATCTATACTTAAACCTTGAGAGGCTAACAGTGTGCCGGACGTTTGCGCCCTTGCTTGATCTACATATTGAATAACTTGTAATGTACGGTCGCCAATATAAGGAATCTGAAGAGGAAATACAGCGTTTTGAGGTAATACTTCTGAATCTTCATCGAGTCTAACAATACCGTTTGTGCGTACTGTTAGCATATCGTCTAAATCTACGTCACCATGAACAACGTTACGCGGGTTATTAACCATGTAAATATTGTCATTCATGCCACGTACTAAAGCAGTTTTCTGTAACTGTGTTTGGTAGGTGATTTCTGCGCGACTTCTACCAATAGCTTTATGAGGCATTAAGATTGCTGATAGTGAAGCATAAGGAACATGATTAAAGTATTCGTTAACTAGTACCTCGTTACCACTTACCATGATATGTCTACGCTCTGCGATACCATCACCATCAAAGTCTATTTTGATGTACAAGTCAGATATTTCAACGTATTCACTGGCCCATTCAGAAATTGTGCTTTCTGTTATCTCGCCACCTTGATCACGATTACGAACTGAAGCAATATTGGAGTTTTGTACTTGTTTGTCTGAAACTGTAGGTAATCGACTAATTAAATCTTTGTCGAATCCATCAGCTAATAATTCTGAGCGAGTCTTGCGAACTCTATCACCAACCATTTCAGCTTCGTCAATGCTTGAAGCGTTACGAGTGATAAGAAATGATTCAGGTGGGATATTGATTATACAAACTTTCTTTTTCTCGGTAGTGACACGAAATTTAATATCAAAAGTCTGCTCTGCTTCGTTTTCTATCTGCTCGGCAATATCAACTTTAACTTTATCAACAGTCGAACCTACTAAGCTATCACGGATATTCATCAAATCAACAGAATTTACGCCCTCATACTCAACGACTTCAACGTCTTTTTGTTCTTCAATGAAATACTTAACCACGCCATTCTTTTGAATCTCAGCGTCTTTAAGCCAGTTATGAATGATTTGAAAGCTTTCTGGTTGGTTGCGTACTATCCAATTAACATACTTAGTTTTTTCTTCTGCTTCTTGGATTTCAACTTCGTTTTCAGTGTTAGGAGTAAATGAGATTATATTGCCTGAACCTAGAAAGATTCTGGCTAGACTTGGCATATCGGCCTCTATGACATCTGATATGTCTGTCGATACTACACTTGATTGATTAGGTACTGCGGCAAAGTCACCAGTTTTATCGCCTAAATAGGCTTCGAGATATCTGGTATTGTCTGCCATAAGATCGCCTGAGTAGATAGCGGCTTGCTGTTCGGCCTCACTCACCAAAGAAAGCAGTTCATGCTCAGTCATTTTCATTGATTAGAATCCTTATAGTTTATTACCTTATTTTATCATTGTTTAATGCTAATTCATAATTAAGAGTTTGACAGCAACAACTGATTGAACTACGATACCTAAACAATTTAATTAGGGCAGATAGTATGAATGAAGCAACAAGGCAGTTAAGAAAGAAAGGCTACACTGTGAAAGAGTTTTTAGCGGTAATCAATAGAAAACTTACGTGGTGGAATACTCATAAACACATAACAGGCAAAGATAATGACTTGCTTATGTTATCAATTAAAGGATTAGAGGATAAATAAATGGCTAAAAAATTTAGAAACTTTAAGTGCGCTGAAACTGGTGAAGTATTCGAGCGCATGACAAAAGATAGTGAGTTGATAGTTGAATGTAAGTGTAAAGGCTTGGCTAATCGTACGTTGTCAGCGCCTAAGTGCTTTCAGAACACAACGGGGCGTTCACCTTCATCACGTTAAACAACGTTAGACTTGCCATAATTTAATTTTCTTCTAACCTTATCCTGTCGTACTGGCTCTGCAAATGTCAGTGCGGCAGCATCGCCGTAATCAGGACTAAAGCCGTACTTCTCTTTTATTCTATCTTTGCGCCATAATACCTTGCGATCTTTATTATCATAACTATAAGGGCTAGCGCATAAGTCAGCTTGCATTTCATCATCATCAGGTATCATTACTGGCAAAGATTCATCAACTAACCATGTCGCTAGCTCTTGCCATATCTCGTTACGCTTATTAGTGTACTTTTCAGGATTTAAAGGAGTTGATCCAAAGTGCACAGCCTTGACTCTCTTTTTATACCCTAACTCGTGAAGCCTATCAACAATATCAGCGCCCGCACCGTAATCAATAAACATCATATCAGGTGCTTTTTTAGCTACTTTGCACTCTGTGTCTAATATCTTCTTACAGATAGCTACATTCTTTCCTAGTGCGTTACACTGCTCACCGATATAAGATTCCATACCAAACATTCTTCTGCCATGTCTGCGAACAATAGCGAACCTATCACCGCCTCGACTTGGATCAACACCAACAACCAAAGCCCCACTACCTGTTACGAATTCTTTTCTTGCTTTCATACAATGGTCAGAAGTTATTAACCCATCACCTCCAGACACTTGAAAAGCTTCAGCCGCATTCATTGGGTATTCTTGTTTAAACGCCTTGTTACCATCAACGCCATCAGTTGTTAATTCTGACACTTTCATTCTTCGCCAGAATAATTGATTTTCATCTAGGTTATATTGTTTAGCTAATATGTCTTCGTCTTCTGTTGTGGTGAATTCTTCAGGTAATTCTTTGCGGTATTCTGACTGCCAGAACCAGGGAACAAATATGGCTTGGAATTCACTTAAGCCTTTTTCTGCTAGTTTCCATTGCTCATGAAAGAAGTTACCAACCCCATTGGCTGTACTTTCCCATATCACTTCTGTTCCGGGTGCGTCTGGCACTGCTTGCATAATACCTTTTGTATGTTCGCTAGCATTCATCCAGAAAGCCACTTCTGAGCCATGAAAGTATTGGATAGTTTGACCACGACCTACGGCTTTATTTCCTGCTGTACCTATCTTATAACCTGAATCTAGTAGTTCAAAGTGAAGTTCTTTAGCGTTAGCCTTGCTTGTTACGGGCTTGACTTGTGGAGGTAGGTTATTATAAAACCTATCAGTCATTTCAAATAAAGCATTAGTAGACTCACCATCATGCGTAAGTATAAAAGCCCTCACGCCTTTGTTGTGGGTTGTCTTTTGAATAAATCGCCCGCCTATTTGAGTTGACGCACCTTGCTGTCTGCCCTTGAGTACGATAGCCCTAACCTTTCCAGTGTCAGCTATTTGCTTCTCAAGTCTCATGTGAATGTATTGTTGAGCGTCATTTAATACGAATGGCTGTAAACCTTTGTGCTTGGTTCTTATCTTTAGGCAGTTACGCGCATAAAACTCAAAGTCATTCTTTAGTCTTAGACGCTTATCAGTCAAGGGAGTCTAGCCATTGTTCGTGGGTTACTTCAACATTAGTATTTGCAATCTCTGATTTATCTTTCCAATCAAAGTTATTTTTAAGGTTGAATATTAAGCCTGTTACATTGTTACCATAAAGCTTTTTTTCCAAATGAGCCTCAATTCTAGCCTTTGCCTTTCTTATAGTGGGGAAATATTCATCTTTATTTGAATAATTTGTTATTGTTTTCCTGTCTACACCTAAGTGTAAAGCTAACCCTGCCATAGTAGGAGCGTAAATTCTTTCTTCCTCGCCATCTTTGTAGTTAATCAAATAAGCATCATCACTAGTAAAAAATAATTCAACCTTTTCTTCTAACTCCTCAACTGTTTTAAAGGATAGTGGCTTACCTATTTTATTTTTCATAGCGTAGCCTTTCTTGCTGTTCCGTGATTTGCGTGATACCCCAAGTAGTCATAAACTTCGCTTGCTATTAATTCTGCTAACTCGAAGTCACCAAAAGAACCAAAATTCTTTTGCTTTCCATTCAACCCTATCCTAACAACCCATTTATCACTATCCTTTCTCCAACTGACTCCAGCAACGCCACTATTATTTTTACTGGTTAGTAGTTTGTTTTTGTTATTATCTTGTTGACTAACACTTCTAAGGTTACTTATTCGATTGTCTGTTGAATCGCCATTGATATGATCTATATGTAAATCTAAATCTCCATGACTCATAACCCACGCAATCCTATGTGCTGCGTGTTGCTTTTTACCTATTTGTATGTAGATATAACTCTTACTGCCTTTTGCTCTAATAGTTCCTGCAACGACATGAGCGAATTGAGTGTTGAATGTTTTTTGATGTGATCTTGACGAAAAGTGACTAAGCGGCCTCTCATTCCATATCAGTTGGCCGCTTTCATTGTGGGTAAAGCATTCTTTTAAAAATTGTT